TTTATGTAAAAGTTTTTGTTTGTACATACAAATATTTTACTATAAATCCCTCACTTTTCGAAGTGGGGGATTTATAGTTTTATAAAAAAAGAGCTGCCGCTCTTTTTTTATTTAGTGCGACAGCCCCCTTTTTGTAATGACACTCTATGTTAATATCCATATCACCAAACTTAGTAAAAACCTGCGATTTAATTGGCAGCAATGATTCTGAATTATAAAGTACCTGATTGCTTTCTAGCTCGGTTCCGTTTATCACAACTGTCGATTTAACTGTTCTTATTCCATTCTCCTCAACTATTTCGACTTTATACTCTCCTACCTTCTCATAGGCAGCTTTATCCGATACAACCTTTATATTGTAAATATATGTGTTTTTATACATAACCTACCTCACCACTTAATATTTCTTTCATTTTCAACTCATGTTTAAGTATTTCTTTTTTCCACCTACATTCAACTAAACTAGAATTTGTTATAGCTTGAGAAATACAGCCTAAACAATTGCTGACATAATCACAATTCTTACAAGTATTTAGGTCCGGACTCTCTAAATTTGAAAAACATTCATTGGTTGACTTGTTAATTATATTTACCATATCCTCACCATGATTTATTTTCCCTATTGTAAATGTACTCATCATGCATGGTTTTATGTTTCCGTTTGCCTCAATAAACAACAATCTCGATCCCGCTCCGCACCCATTACAACTACATTTGACATTGTTATTTCTATATAAATAATATTCTTCAAGACTTGGGCATTTATCCAGAAAACTACTTGTCCAATTTCCGTCCTCCTCATATGTAACCAAAAAATCTTTTCCTTTATAATCTCTCATTATTTTATCTACTTTCTTTATTATTGAATCTAAATCACTTTCTCTTGCATCTTTCATTTCCCTAATTGCTCTTCCATGATTTACAACTCTGCCAAAACCTATAGACTTCGCTCCATTTTCATATGCAATATCAGCAATAATATTTATATATTCTAAATTCTTTTTTGTTATCACAGTACCAATTGAAAAGCTTACTTTTGCATTTTTTAGATATCCCATAGCAAGTATTACTTTTTCAAAAGCTCCCTTAACTCCCCTTAATTCATCATGTATTTCTTTGGTAGGGCCATCCAAGCTAAGCTTAACACGCTTTATTCCAACTTCTGATAGCCAATTTGCCCAATTTTGATTCAATCTCATACCATTCGTGATTAATGTTGTTTCAAATCCACGTGCTATGCTATACTTTATAATTTCTTTTATTTTAGGATGACACATTGGGTCGCCGCCGGTTATGCTTACACTATTACACCCATCACTTAATTTATCTAGAATAGAATAAATTTGTTCTTCTGTTAGCTGAGTGTTTCTCATAGCTCCTGCTTCACCATAACAATGTTTACATCTAAGATCACATTGCTTAGTTATTTCTATAGAACAGGAATAAGGTACATACCAGTCTCTGCTTCCGGTATTTTTGATTACTCTATTCTGCTTATATTCTAAAAAATCTATTATGTTTCTCCTGTACAGCTGCAAGATAAACATTTTAATTGAAAAATACTTGCTCATATCCGACTGATCTAACTCTTTAAATGAATTAGACACAACTTCCTGTAATGTATGCTCTCCATTGAGCTTGTTTATTACTTCTGCCCCTTCAATATTTAACGATAAAACCTCGATGCCATTAAATATTAATAAAGTTTTATCTGGCCAATTATGTAAATGGTAATTTTCTTTTAGAATTATATACTTATTATCATCAATCATATCTAATCTAATATTAGAATTATAATTATATATTTGTGATACAAGATTTTCTCTTAAAATTATTGGAACTTTCATCATTTACTATCCTCCAAAGTCGCTTTGCAGTACTCGTTTATTTGATTTTAATGTAAAATATAGATAAAATTCCATTTCTTATATATTCTATTATAAAATACTTTTTTTGGTAGTCAAGATGCTTTATATTAAATTTTAGTACTATTGTGTAACTACTTTATAATTTAATTAAGGATGACATAGAAAAGACCCCATCCTAATACCGGATGAGGACTTTTCACCACTTAGCTATAAGCAATATACTTCCGAAGAATATTGTAAAATAAAATATACATCCTTTTTTTACATTCTAATGTAAAATATATCTTTTTTAGATATATCATCAAATCTTATTCTTTTTACAATAAACACTAATATAAAAATCATTAATTATTGACCATAATACTACTCCTACTAATAATAGCACGATCAAATATTTGCCTCTCATAAATAAACAAATTATGAATAATATTGTTCCAACAATTACTAAACTAATTCCTCCAATTGTATTAGCCTTTCTCCACACCTTCTCGTTACTTAATGCTTTTTTTGTTCTTACTCCAATTATAAAATTCTGTTTGATTTGCGGCATTATATTACCAATATAAATTAGCATATACGAAATTATTATCGAAACAATTTTATAAGAATCTATTTTCGCATTAAAGTAACTATAAAGTAATACAAATTGTATAGTCATTAATACGATTGTAGAACTTATTAACACTTTATAATAGTATTTTTCAATAGCAGCCATATCTTTCGCCTTGCCTGCATACGTCCTAAAAATTACATACTGAATCAGAATACTAACTGCAATTATTAGTGTGGCATATAGATTACTTGTTGAACTATTTTTATTAGCAATATAGTAAGAAACTGCAAATACAATATTTGCTAAAATAATAAATAGTATCCCTCTATTCTTATTTTTATCCAACACACTTCCCTCCTACTTATTATCTCTTAGTCCCATAAACCAATTTATAATATACTGAATTGAAGACATCTTTATAGAGTAAATTGAGAATTGCCCTTCTTTTCTAGATTCAACAATTCCTGCACTTTCAAGAACTTTTAAATGATGGGATATACATGGTTGCGTTTTATTAAAATCCTTAGCAATTTCATTTACTGACATATCCTTTTCTACGAGCATACTAATAATCTTCCTTCTTGATTCATCAGATAATGCCTTAAATATTTTATCCAAAAACTCACCTCTTCCTAATAGTACTTCCAAAGTTTTTCAAACTACTGATTTTTCACAATTGACTATCATGCAAGAATTATCTCAGAGTAAAATTCTTAGAAATTTAATATCATATTAATTATTTCTCTGAATATTCGCAAATAAAGCTAAGTTTTTGGCACCTATAGATAACTTTGGGAGATTAAAATACCTTTTACCATTGCTTACTTATTTAGTTAATACTGTTTTATTAAAAACATATCAATTACTATTATATTCACCAATTTTTAATTATCGTTCCCCGGATATATTCTAAAACTGCCAAATAAAACTATCTCTTTTCCCTATGCCAACCCCGCTTCCCACAATAAGGACACTTTAAATATTTTTTATCTACATTATGCGGAGAAATTAAATCAATAACTGGAGATATTTTAAATTCCTTCTTGCACTCTATGCAAGTATATACAGCTCTTCTAGAATGCATTACGACTAATAAAATTAAACCAATTAGAGCAATCGATACAAATATTCCTATTCCATTTTTCATGTCTTGTAAAAGGTAACCGCTAACTATTAATATAACCGCATATACCCCTATTGATATTAGTGTTTTGAAATCAATTTTTTTGTCTTCTTTCATGACAACCCCTCCAAAAATATTAATATAAATATATATTTATATATTTATATTAATATTATATCACACTGTATTAAACTGTAAACACTTTTTTATATCAAAAAATTTTTCAATAAAATTTCCCAATTAAGCTTATTTTAATTCACGCTCAATTAATGTTATATTTCTCAGCAATGCAATGGCTCGTCTTCTCTCTATTTCAAGCTGTACTGCCTCCCACATTTCTTTATCTATTATTGCAGGATGACTCTCTTCTACATAATACATTGGAACTTCTCCGTTGTTTACTGCTCTCTTTTTGGTTAAAAAATCAACTGTATATGTCTTTTAAACAACGCATTCTCCTTTGCTTTTCTGTTCCAGCATAGACAACTTGTCTACATTTGTAATTTTACCCCCCATAACAAAAATGTCAATAATTTCTTTGGTAAAATTTTACGACACCAAATGACAAAAAGTGATCTAATACCATGTCTTTATTTAAAATGAAAAATCTGTATAAAATTGCTACACCCTTCTCAACTTCCCTCAAATTCCTTTATTAAATTGCAACTTCAATCTCCGTGCTATCAAGCAAACTCACTATTATCTTTTTTCCATCAAATACTGTCATTTTCTCTATTATTCTAAAATACATATCAACATCAAACTCCTCTACTATCTTTGCATCCTTTAAAATTTCAATAAACTGCCTTGCCTTATATCTTTTAAGCAAGTTATCACTTTTAAGTCCTTCCTTCCACTTCTCCATAAAGTATTCCTTATTTTCAACCATAGCATTAAAGGTATTTACAAAAGCTTGATACAAAACCTTATCATTTATATGCTTGTTTTCACAGCTCTTTTTTCCCTTTGTTTCATATTTTTTATTACATCTCCAAACAACCCTTCTTAGCCTTTCATCTGTAGAGTTCCATACCTTTCTCCCAAAGGTACTGCCACAGTGTCCGCAGATAATTCTTCCTGCAAAGGGATTATCAACTGTAGCATAATCAAGTTTACTGATGTTATATTTTTCTGCAAAAGCTCTTCTTCTCTCCATTTCAAGCTGTACTGCAGTATGCATTTCTTTATCAATAATTGCAGGGTGGCTTTCTTCTACATAATACATTGGAACTTCCCCATTATTTACTGCTCTTTTTTTGGTTAAAAAATCAATGGTGTACGTTTTTTGAAGAAGTGCATCTCCCTTATATTTTTCATTACTTAAAATCTTTCTTATACTGCTTTCATACCACTTAGGTTTCCCATTCCAGTTAGGAACACCTTCTTCTTCAAGTTCTCTTGCAATTCTATTTGGACCTTTACCATCAAGGTAATCTTTATAAATTCTTCTTACAATTTTAGCCTGTTTTTCATTTATTACAAGGTTACCTTCTTCATCTTTATCATAGCCCAAAAATTTATTATGATTTATATGAAGCTTTCCCTGTTCAAATCTTCTCCTTATGCCCCATGTAGAATTTTCACTTATACTTCTTGACTCGTCTTGCATCGGTACAAGCTATAAGCTTAAAAGGAAACACATAAAAATATATACCTAATACATTTTTCATTATCTTATTGCACAAAAATTCTTATATTTTTTTAATTCCACTTTTTTCAGTATGCGCATGTTTAAAATTACCAATCAACCATAATATTTCTATTCAAAATCAAATTTATCATCTTCATAGTGTAATATTTTTCTCTCAAGTTGTCTCCAATTTTCATTAACTTTGAAATAGTAGTATGCTGCAATTTGCTTTATCCACCCTTTATTCCTCTCTCTTATTTTTTTACTCATTCCAAGACTTTCTCCAATACTATCAAGATCAATTCCATACTCTGTTTCCATATCTGGATTATGTTTAATCAACTTCAAACCAGTATTCTCTTCCAAAATTTTAGTCAAAATTGCTGCATGAGTTTTTGTTTCATTATCTACATCAATTATTGCAGTTACATTTTTACCATAACTCAGAAATAAATTTGCATAAAATGGTATCCATGCTTTTCCATTTGCAGAATATATAAATACATTATTATCAAATTTTTCATTTATAGTTTTCAATGCTTCTAAGTCTGACATACCCTCAACAATAATAATATTTTTAAAAAAGAGACTACTATAAAAATCTATACTTTGAAGATTGGAATTTATATAATTATCAAAAACAATAGGCTCTTGATGTATTTTTAACTTGTAGCTTATATCCTTACTTTCTGACCACCCTCTGCTTTCTCTTATTTGTTCCACAGAATTTGAAATCTGAAGAAAAATTTTCTTAATATCCTCTTTCTTTACTATGTGCCTTATTCTATTATCAATTAGAATAATATTATCAATATCTACTTCAAGTATAGACAGTAATCGACTATTATGAGTTGCAATTCTTACTTTATATGAATTATTTACTAGTGTTTTTATTAATAAGCCAATTAGCTTTAAGTACTCTTCATCAAAATAATTTTCTGGTTCATCAAATAGGATGGTATCAATATTATTCAAATTGTACTTTAAGAAAATATTCATCATGTTTTCAAGTTTTTTTTGCCCTTGTGATTTCTTTATGATACTATTCAACTTTGAAATAATACTCCAGCAATAATTAATAATACTTTTAGCATTTTCAACAATCTGATATTCTTCTACTTGAGCTTTTTCGCCCCTTTTCATTTCATCAACATATAGATATTTATTTGATTTTAAATCAATCATTACATTGTTCTTTTGATAAGCTACTTTTGCAATACCTTCCTCTGAAATATACAAAGTATTTTCTGGTTGTTGATCCAGCATTTCATTTAAAGCATATGTCTTTCCAGATCCATTTTTCCCAATAAATACCATTAAGTTATTATTTAAAGAATTCATTATCAATCACCCTACTTAGCTGAAAACAATACTTTCTGAAAAGCAATTCTATTTCTTTAATATTTAATTCTTCCATTTTGTTATCTCTAATTTTAACTAAATTTTTAACATCATTATGACTCTGATTAAACCTCTCTAGATGAGTACCTGTAATATTTTCAATGCGTAAAATGAAATCCTTAAAATCATTTATATTGTCTGGTATAAAAAAGGATATGCCATTTTCAATTGCTGCATTAAAAAACTTTGACTTTACTATAAAGGCTAATTGTTGCTCTGGATAAAGCTTTAAATGAAAGTTCCAATCGACCTCTAACTGCCACGCCATCATTCCTGGCGAAATAATTCCGCTTTCATTGTCTGATCCGAAATTAAATTTATCTATTTCATCTTTAAAACTATTTGGTAATTTATTATATTCCCCTTCCCAAAATACAACTTTATCTTGTAAAATATCAATTAGATATTTATTCTCGATATTAGTTTTATCATACATAGTTAAGTCATAAATATAGTAGTTCTTTTTTATTATTTTAAGTACATCTTTATGAAAAAGAACGAACCCTGCATTTGTATCATCATCATAATTATTAGGATTGTGTTTTCTAACTTTTCTATCATCTAGTGAAATAACCTTTATATTTCTTATTTCTGATTTATTTTCAACTGTAGATAAAATGCCAATATTCACACTACCAATAATTTGCATTTGTCCATTAAAGCAACTAACATCAAAAATACTGTCCTCAAATTTATAAACCTTACTCTCAATTGAATCAAAAATATTATTATGAGTTCTATACTCAAATTCGGCTACCAAGCGATATTTAGGATATATATTACTATCTATCTCATTAAGATAATTCTTAAAAACGTTTTTGTAGACATAAACGTCCTTATCGTTTTTTTGAATCAGTACTGGTTTTCCTTTGATATTTGAATATTCTTCATTATAATATGCATTTACAAAAGTATTATTATCATATTCATACTCAACTATTTCATCACCTACAATGTTAGGGTTAAGTTGATATAATGTATTTCCTTTAACTTTTCTGTGTGTAATTACATTTTCAGTTAATACTTCATAGAATGAATCAACTCTCTCAAAATCAGGATCTTTGATACCAAAAACCATATTACTTTTTAACCATGTTTTTGATATTTCCATTTTTTGATGTGCAAGTACCAACTTAAGATAAAAATCTTCGCCATTCTCTACTGTAAAATTACCACTATTGATAATAGCCGGAATATATAAATCCTTGTAATCTTGTTTGTAAATATTTTTAATAAATTCTTTCAAATCATCTAAACACTTTATATCCTTCAATTTTTTAATAGTCATACCATCACCTCAGTTTTCTATTTTATATATCTTAAACATATAAATTGGTTACATTAAATACCTACTTAAAATACTTTCTGGCTACTTCCCTCATTATTTTCATATTATTACTTATCCAAGTAAATAATTTATTTCGAGCCTCAGTGTCAGTTTCTACTAACTCTTTTTGATATGGACAATACACCGCTACCCTTGAACTTTTAGCATCATCTAACGCTTCCCAACTTACTTGTTCATTTATAAATACGGAATCAATATCATCTTTATTAGCAAGCAATAAATTATACCATTCGGTATTTTTTTCTGGTTCAGGATGACCTAAATAAATTTCTACTCTTATTCTTGCACCTTGTGCCATTGATACATTAACACTAATACCTGATTTACCGATTGAAGATGAAATCCAACTATCTTTTGTAGTTCTTCTTCCCTCTGCCCAAGCATGACCATCCTTTGCTAAAAACTTAAACATTTCTGCCCAAAACCATTTTCTAAAAATATGTCTTGGTGCCTCTTCATCTTCTATTGCATCCCTAAAGTTTTGCACAAAATCACTTGGACTTGCTTCAAGCTGAAACCTAACCGCTGGCTTAGAGTCATCTATTTTTATAACTTCAGGTCTTAGTAAAAAAAAGTTCGTTTTATCTCCACTTATGCTATTTAACCAATCTATAGCTGTTTTATGTTCATCAGTGACTTGAGGTGTAATCCAAATAATAATTGAAGCCTCTAATCCAGCTGCATATGTAATTAATTGGCCTAAATGCCTATGATCACTTTGTTCTAATTGATTTTCTATTATTACTGTTTTGTCAGTACCTTCAACTTTCCCATATATGTCAAGTTCATAATTTCCTACTCGCTTTTCTATCTGTTCCACTGCTATTGGAATACCGATTGTACTAGATACTAAGTCTATATTTTCTGCTAACCAAGGCGTAAAGTCTCTTTCTTCGTTATTCCATACTTCCCTTGGATTAACTACAATAATCTCACCTAATTTAACTTTTCCCATGCTCTCACCCCAAAAATAAAATAAAGGTAGATTAACCTTAATTAATAATGATATCTACCCACTATTATACAACAAAATTTATTCAATTCCTTTATTTTCCCTATAATATTTCTTTAACCTTCAATCCAGACTTAAACTGAAACTCAACCTCCACTATCGAAATCACCGTTACTCTCTCAATCACTTCTCTAAACAACTCTTCATCAAATCCCTTTACTAAATCCTGCTCCTTTATAATCTCTGCTATGTGTTCTGCTCTATTTTTCCTTATAGTATCATCAAGCTTTGCTTCTTGAATACTTTGTTTCCTTTCCCTTAGGCCTTCTATTTCCTTAGCTATTCTTCCATACTCTCCATCATAGACCTCTGCATCAAAACCTGTATTAACATTTAGCCTTACTAAACTCATTAGCTCCTGCTGCAATTCTTTTAATCTTGCTTCTATTTCATCAATACTTAGTTCTTCTTCAACAGCTGGAACTACTTTTTCAACATTCTCAATTATCTTTTTAACAAAGGCTTCTTTATCATTTATAGCTCTATTTATTGCTCTCACAAAAGCCTGCTTTAATTTTTCTTCATGGGCTGCTGGCATATCACATGCTTCTACACCTTTATCTACCCTTGTCATACACATCCACATATCTTGAGCGTATTTTTTAGTTCCCCACCTTTTCCTTCTGAATTTCATGCCGCACTTGCCGCAGTAAGTTATGCCTGAAAAAGGATACTCACTGGTGAATCTAGTTTTAACCTCGGTTGGTTTCTTTCTTAAGCTGCTTCTTCTTTTGAGTTCTTCTTGAACCTGCTGAAACATTTCTTTTGAAATAATAGCTGGATGACTATCCTCTACGTAATACTGTTGTGCATGGCCTTTATTCTTAACTCTCTTTTTTGTAAGGAAATCTACTGTTATAGATTTTTGAAGAAGTGCATCTCCCATATATTTTTCATTTCTTAGAATTGATGTAACTGTTGACTCCCACCACTTTTTTCTTCCTGTAGGTGTTTTTATTCCATCCTTCTCTAGATCCTTAGCAATTCTTGTAGCACTTTTCCCTTGAAGGTATTCTTTATAAATTCTTTCTATTATCTTAGCTTCCTTAGGTACTATTTTTAAATCTCCCTTTTCATCCTTTGTATATCCTAAAAACTTGGTATGCGTTATTCTAACCTTACCTTCTTGAAATTGATGGACAATCCCCCATCTCGTATTAGTAGAAAGACTCCTACTTTCTTCCTGCGCCAAGGACCCCATTATTACTAGAAGCAATTCCCCTTTGGCATCTAAGGTATTAATATTTTCTTTTTCAAAATAAACCGCTATTCCCTTTTCTCTAAGCATTCTTATATATTGAAGACAATCCAATGTATTTCTTGCAAACCTGGATACTGATTTTGTTATTACCATATCAATCTTTCCAGCCATGCAATCTTCTATCATTCTGTTAAACTCAACACGTTTCTTTGTATTTGTTCCTGAAATACCTTCATCAGCATATATACCTGCAAAGTCCCATTCTAGTTTACTTTGAATATAATTTGTATAATGGCTTACCTGTGCCTCATAACTTGAAAGCTGCTCCTCATTATCTGTACTAACTCTGCAATAAGCACATACCCTTGTTCTTGCTTGAATCGGCAAGCCTCTAACCTCTTGTATTGTTTTTGCTGGAATTACCGCAACATTCTTTTTGGCCATTAGCCTTCCTCCTCTCTTTTACTGCCTTGGTTTCATAATTCTCCTCTATAAAAACTCCATTAATAAAATGAAACTGTATTATTCCTGGTTCTAAAGAAATTATCTTTTCCACTGTTCCTTTGAATATATCTTCATCAAATTCTTTTAATCTAAAGGGCATATTATTTAAAAGCTCCTGAAGCTTTAAGTTGTTATAATAAAGCTCATCAAATTCTACATTTCTCCAAAGCTTCTCCATTTTCTTTTGAAGAATAATAACTGCATTTCTATTTATTTCATTAGTATTAGGACTTCTATTAATTGAAGCTTCTCTTAACATTTCAATACTCTCTTCAAATAAAATTTCTAGTTCTCTGTTATTATAAGAAGCTTTAACTGAACCTCCTAAATCTTTAAAGTATTGCTCTTTACTTCTTTGGAGCTTATTGAAAGCTCTTACAAAAAGCTCTTTTAACATTTTCTCTGGGATACCAGTATTACTGCAGTTAGCCATTCCCTTTTTTATATACGTCTTACATTTCCATACCCTCTTTTCGCAAGACTTACCGCTAGAATTTACTGTTCTAATATAATTCTCACCGCACTGCCCACAAAAAATAATTGAGGTAAAAGGATAGGTATGCTTCCAAACATCTTCCTTCTCAGCAGGAACCTTAAATTTTTCAAAGCCTTTCTCTCTTAATTCTTGTGCTTTTATAAATATATCTTCATTTATAATCCCTTCGTAATTTTCGCTTCCACAATATTTTTCATTCTTTAAAATATGAGCTACAATACTATGGTCCCAATTAACACCTTTAGGACTTTTTATTCCTTCCTCATTAAGCTTTCTGGTTATTTGCCTTATAGGTGTTTGCTTTAAATATTCATTAAATATTCTTCTTATAATAGCTGCAAATGGTTCAACTATTTCATAATATCCATTGTCTCCATACTTATATCCAAAGGGAGGTCTGCCATTTGTTCTAGCCATTCTCTCCCTCCTTAAATATAATCTTGCCTTTTCTTCCTCTTTGTTTTTCAAAGTATTCATCAAAGCTAAGACCATTTTTTAATTCAAAAATTATATGCTTCTCTGACTTAACAGTTATCTTTTCTACTATTGCATTAAATATTTCTTCATCAAATTCCTCAAGTATGTTATCAATTCCACTTATAAATTCATAAACCTTATTAGCTCTATCCACCCATTCGTCTTGACCTGTTAATTCCCAGGCTAACTTGCTTCTTTTTTCTCTCAAGGCAGCAATATTCTTTGACAGCTTATTTTTTTCTTCATAATATATTTCTTCATCTGCATATCCTTTTTCCTTAAGTTTTAAAAGCATTCTTTCTTGTTCTAACAAATGTTCAATCTCTTTATCAAAATTCTTTATTCCCTCATCTTCAAGCCTTGCATCAATTATTCTTTTAACATTTTGAATAAAAGGTTTAAGAACTACATCTTTATTTGTATATAGCTTGTTGAACATTCTTACAAATACAGCTTTTATAGTTTCCTCATGAATCGGCTTCATGCTACACTCTTTGCTTCCCCTATCTAGATAAGTTGTGCATACCCATGCAGCTACTTCACAGCTTTTACCTGCATTTTGAATATGCCTTTTAAAGGTTTTTCCACAACTATTGCATATTATCTTATAAGTAAATGGATACCTATTTTTATACTTTTCTCTATCTCCTGGGATATTACTATGTTTTCCTGCTCTATCTTCCCTAATCTTTTGAACCAGCTCAAATTCTTTCCTTGAAATAATAGGCTCATGATTCTCTTTGATATAATACTGCGGTAGTTCTCCTCTGTTCTTCTTCCTTTTAAAAGTAACAGTATCCGCAGTATAGGTTTTCTGAAGGATTGCATCACCACAATATTTTTCATTTGCTAACATATTCCTTACAGCTGATCCACTCCATCTTGCCTTCCCTGTTACTGTTTTTATTCCATCACGCTCAAGCTCTCTAGCAATTATCCCTGTACCTTTTCCTCCAATGTAGTCTTTAAATATTCTTCTAACAATAACTGCTTCTGCTTCATTAATAATTAGCTTTCCTTCTTCACTTACGTCATATCCTAAAAACCTCTTGGTATTTACTTGTACTATTCCTTTTTGATATCTTTTTTGGTTTCCCCACCTTATGTTTTGAGAAAGGGAAGAAAGTTCTTCTTGTGCAATAGAGCTTAATACTGATAAAACCAGCTCACTTTCTGCATTCATGGTATTTATATTTTCTTTCTCAAAGAATACAGCTACACCTAAAGTCTTTAACTTCCTAACCACCTCAATACAATCAGCTGTATTCCTAGCAAACCTTGATATGCTTTTAGTTATAACCATATCTATTTTTCGGCCTTCACATTCCTTTATCATCCTCATAAATTCTGTACGTTTTTCTTTACTTTTTCCTGAGATGCCTTCATCAGCATATATTCCTGCAAAATCCCAAGCTTCATTATTTTTTATAAAATTTGTATAATGACTTACCTGAGCTTCAAAGGAATTTAGCTGTTCCTCTTTTGAAGAACTTACTCTACAATAAGCCGCAACCCTCATTTTGGCTTTATTTTTTATATCTGTAATATCATTAATCGTAGCTTTATTAGCCTCTATTGTTAATACTCTTTTGGCCACTTTTTCATCCTCCTTTTTTGTCATTGTGATGTTACCTCTGTACCCGCTACTTATCAAGTTATTAGTTGCGGAAACATATAAAAATGTAAAAAATAAAAGCTTGAGCACTACACCCAAGCAATTACTTTATTTATTGAAAGTTTTAAGATTCTCTTCATTTATTTTATTGAATTCATCTTCGGTTATTAATCCATCACCTAAAAGTTTCTTTAGAAAATGCCTACTAATTAAATACTCCATTGAATAATTTTTATTTTCTAACATGGCTTACCTCCTGAAAATTAAAACCGCTACCTAAAACCTTAAGTAACGGCTACTTATTAAATATCATAATTACAGCATCAAACCCTGCTGCCTTTAGTTTTTGAACTTGATTTTCAGCATTTTCTCTCACTGAATATGAACCTGCCATTACTCTGTAAAGAATTTGTCCGCTTACTGATTGTTTTGGTGCTGATGGTTCAACATAGTCAATCCCTATTTGTGCTAAGATTGCTTTGGCTAATGCCTTTATTATTTCATTTCTTTTTGCATCAAATAGATTATTGTCTCCTGTATTATCGATAAAGCCCATCTCAACAAGCACTGCTGGAGCCTTGGTTTCTCTTAGCACATGATAGTTAGCTTCCTTAACTCCTCTATTTACAAAGCCTAAAGCTACAAGTGAAGCTTGTATACTTTCTGCTAAACCTTTTGACTTTGATCCCGGATTTAAATAGGTGTAAGTTTCAACACCCTTAGCTTTTTCTGGTTCATAAGCATTTCTATGAAAGGATATGAAATAGTCATATGTGTTTCTATTTTCAAAATTACTTCTTTCTCCAAGGCTTACTGTATCATCTGAAGTTCTTGTTTCATCAACTGTAACTCCATGCCTTCTAACTTCTGCTGCTACAGCTCTTCCTAAACTTAATACTTCATTGGATTCCTTTCTACCGTTATAGCAAGCACCTCCATCTTCTCCGCCATGTCCATAATCAAAACATAATCTAGACATTACTCTTATCCTCCTTATTTAACTGTTCTAAAATATCTTTTAGTTTTTGTGGTATTGGTAAGCCTATCTTAGCTGAATTTTCTATAATGCTTATACCTTCATTGGAAATGTAGAAAAAAATAACAGCAGTACGAATCGCACTACCGTTTTTAATCAAATGAACATCTACTATGTTTCCTATGCCAACCATTACAAAAATAAGTACTTTCTTAAATATCCCTCTAAATCCAACCTCACTTGATAGCTTTCTCTCTAGCACTGCTACCATGAGGCCTGTTACATAATCAATGACAACAAAGGTAATCAGTGCATACATAAAGCCATCAACTCCTCCTAAGAACCAACCAATATAACCACCAATAGTAGCAAATATTGCTTGAATAATATTAATTGAATTTTTCATTTTCCGCTCCTCCTTTGAAACAAATAATAAAACCTGCCAAACATCACTACTTGACAGGTTTTAAATCATATTAAATTTAAGCTACTCTTCAATATGCTCTGCATTAAGATCTATAAAATTTATTTCTACAGCATCTCCACATATCCTAACAGCAATAGTATTTAATATTTCTTTTAGATCTTCTATTGATATATTTTTTAAATATCTGCTGAGAAATAGTATATTGTTCACTTTATACTGTCCCAAACTGTTATCTACATAATCATAATCCCTAAAATAGCTATTAAACCTTTCATCCTGCAAAATATGAGGATGTAAATCACCCAATTTTTCTAGTGCATCAACTACTTTAAAACGTGATGCAGCATTGCTAAATTTTGCTTCTATCATAAATAAAATTTTATATTTTTCTTTAAGATTAGAATAGTCATGAAGTACCACTAATGCATTTAAATCATGATTTAGTTCTAAATCCTTCTCATGAATTACTCTTTTTTTATCAATTTTATAATTTTCCCTTGCGCCAACTAATTGTAGGATTTTTTCTGTGAAGCTTGGACCCGTTCCTCCGTACCCACAGTTTGTATCAATCCAAAATTCATTCTCATTATCATCTATTAATATAAAATGATAATAATTCTTACGGCCATCTTCAATCTCAAAATATGGTTCAGTATCTTCATAAAAGGCTTTAAACTCTTTAACTTTCCCTATTTTACTTAACATAGCTTTTACATAATCATATGCTTCATAGCATCCTAATTTACCAGATTTATAAATCATAGTAATTCACCTCCAAGATAAGTATATTAAGGTAATAATTTTTTATAACCATATTCTTATCTCTTAATAAGTATCTTCTCCATAGTTTATTAAATCTACCTCAAACATATATTGAACTTTCATTGTATTTGCTTCAGTTTTCTCAACAGACTGTGCAAGCTTGGTATGTGCTCCAATAGGTCTGCTTGTTAAAAGAGCTTGAATACATAATTGAACATAGTTGTTATAAGCATAAGTGTATCTGCTTATCCATCTGTCAGTACCAAGGATATTATGATAATAATAATTACCATAACCATTTGGAAAGCTGAAATACATTTTATAGGCTTCAAGTAGATTTCCTTGAGGAGTTATAACTTGATAAAAGCTTGTACCACCTTGAGTGCTTGTGTAATATAAATATATTCTATTGGCACTTCTATAAAAATTATAAACATAGCATCTTCTTTCAATATTTCCGCTGTCCATTCCCTTATTTCCAAACCAAGTACTATTACCAATCTTAGGTTTAATATTCATATCCTGAACCTTATTGCCTGCGGCATCCACCCTAATCCATCTACTTGTATAAATGGTTTCGTTAAATTGACTGTCTGTTCTTGAAGTATATCCAATAATATCAATGCAGCCATCAAGATAAATTCCATCACTAGAAACTGTTCTGTAATTGAAAGGTACATTATAAGCTGTATCTTTAAAGCTTTGGCTCATATTTATATCAACATAACTTAACTGCACTCCAACCTTTGTCCATTTATATATTCTCATATAGCTTTCACTGCTGATGCTATAAAGGTAGTACCCAATAAAAATAAGCTCTCCATCTGGCTGAATATATGGGCATACATGACTAAGACCGTCATATTTTCTTACAGCATGGCTGCTGTCAATGTTTAGTGCATTTCCTTCTGAATTTAATAGTTTAACCACCTTATCCCAAAACACAACATCATTTGTATTTATATCAAATGGAATCATAAGCCAGTGTCCTTTTAAGCTGTCTGGGAATTGAATATAGCTTGACTGTGTTAAGCTTGTATCCCTTGAATCTGCTAATATCCATCCCTTTGTTGGACTTGTAAATTTTATAGTTCTTGCATAAGAAAATAAAGTATTTACTGCCCAATATCTTTTAGGATTTGTAGTATTATATACGGCATAATCTGAATCAGCTGTTTCCCTTCCATAGATTGCAGCTCCCGGGTAAAAATAATCTTTATTGTCTGGGTCACCTTCGGCCCAGTAAATACTTTCTATTTTCCCATTTGCCGCATGGGTTGGAAAGTCAAATACAAAATTCATCTTTATTTTAGAATCTGTAACTTCAAATTTTGATTCTGCTCTATTTATAGTTCCACGCCTTGTATCATTTCCAGAGTAAGTAGTATTTCTATGGGCAAAACCTATAATATTTCCCATAATCCTTTGCTCATTAGTATTTTCCGGCTTATCATTATCCGTAAGGTAAATATATTCAAACCAGCTGTGGTTATTACAATATCTTTGACCTCCTGCTCCCATAATTCCCTGAACAAAGTGAGTTAAAAAGGTATCTTTAAAATATAGATCCGGTATTAAGTTTTCTGTGTATGCCTCTTTTATTTTTTCCTTAGTTTCTGCATTAAAAAGTTCTAATAAAACCTTTCCTTTAATGCCTCTCTGCCTTTTACTCTTTTTACTTTCAGAAATCTCACCTGTAATCAAATCTTTATTGTAAGCAATACTTTCGTAAGGCTGTCCTTCAATGAACATATCATCACCCCTCAGTTGTAAAGAATTTTGATCTTTCTTAATTTGCACACATCATTTAAGGTTGGTTTATCTAAAATATAGGCAAACCTCAGTTTCCTATTTTGAGCAATCATTGTATTTAAAGCTGCATAATCTAAACTTGTAAGTATTGTAGGATTTATCCCATTTACAAGAAATGCAGCAGAATCTATAATATCAATACTTTCAAAGCTTGAAGTATTAATATTATAGGTAAGCCAGCTTAATCCCGAATCAACACTTAAAGCTATTCTAATTCTGCCATTGGTTGTAACATCATTTAAATTTGAATCTTTCTTAGTGTATTGAACAATTGCTTCAAGTTTATTTATGGTTTTCCCATCATGTATGTTAAAATCATAGTTTTGAATGATTACCTTTGGCTTGCTTGTTACTGTCTTTTCAATAAAGAATCTATTGCTATTTTTATTTGCCTTAACATCTGGATTATCAGTATAAATATAAAGAGCAGGTGAAGTTCCTGAAAGTCCTGCCATGGAAGCAGGAAGAGTATCAACACCGTAGGTTTTAAACATTTCTTCTGTAAGAGGTAAATCTCCTATTTTAGTCCATATACTGCCTTGATAATTTTTAACTCCATCACTATCCACCATAAGAAATTTCGTTATGCATGGAATATATGAACCTTCCTGAACTGTGTAATTTTTACCCAGTGGGTCTGATGGAGTGAAAATATATGACTTTCCCTGTGATAAAACTAAAGTCTGCGTTCCTATTCCCGGGTTATTAAAGCTGTTTGTTCCGTTATTAGGTATCTTCTCTATAACAAGCCTCATTACTCCAGTTTCAAATATAGAAAGTTCCCAGATAAGGTCATTGCTGCTCCAGCTACCATAGTAACTGTTTCCTTCAAATCTTACCCTAAAAAGCTTTGTGCTATATTCTACTTCACTGGCATAATAAAGATTATTATAGCTGGCATCTCTTCTGTTAATACATAGATGCTCTGACGATGTTCCAAAACCTACCCAGGTATTACCGCTTGTGTAAAGCTGTCTTACGGCTGAACCATTGTAATTAAAGTTAAAGCCTATATCAGGAAGAGTTACTGTACTATCATCATTTCTTGTACCATAAAGTGTCATTCCTGCATTTCCTTTTGGGAGGGATATTTGATTTATTACTGGCATTATCCACTCCCCCCTAACCTTGCTTAAGATATGCATTTATTGCAATCAAATCCTTATAAAGTGTTGTATCCGGCACATTTGCAGCATAAATTACGCCATTTCCTAAGTCCTGTATATATCCGCCTTCTCTTTTTAAAACAGGTTCTTTTATAGTAGCCCTATTATAAAAGTCATAGGTTCCATCTTTGTTTTTATCGTAATCAGAACTAAACTCAACCCAATCGGCGTCAAAAGCATAGCTGCTTGATTTACTGTTATTAAACTCTTCTATAATCCCCATTACATTCAAGATTAACTTTGGGTTTCCATGAGATATAGCAGCAACATTAAATCTTGTATTGAAATTCTCAAGACTATAGCTATCTACTCCACTCACATTATTGTCTAAATAATGCTTAAAGCTGTGTCCTGTATTAAAACTGTATGCTCCAATCTTGATATTGAACAGATTATAAAGAAAGGTATAAACAATCTCTGTCCTTGGTATACTTGCACTTAGTCCACCTTCGAGATCTCTTCCCTCAATACTTACCTGCAAATTATTCTTTTCAATTGTAAATGTTCCATTTGAGACCTTCATCTCCACCATAAAAGTATGGTCTCCTGCCGTTACCTGTGGCATTGGAAGGGGCAATCCTATAACATTATCTCCTGATGCTAACTTTTGAATTGGTTTAAAATCGTAGTATTTTCCATCTAAGGAAAACAGAATTGTTAATGTGCAATCTGCACTTGCCTTTCCAGTCATAGTAATATTACAATTTAAATTTGTATCTGCCTTTGCAGTTATTCCAACTATCATGACAGGATAACTGCTAGTACTGATTGTTATGGTATCACTGTTTTTCTTGATTATTACACTGCTTAAAGTACCGCTTATTGCACTGTTTATTTCCTCTAAAAGCTTACTGGTATCAAGCTTTTCAATAATTGTGTTTAAAGGATCACCAAGTTCTATCTTTGTATTTATAGGATTAATTAAATCTGTCTTTTTCTTTATAACTCTTAAATCAGTTGTTACAGCTATCTTTTCATTTCTTACCTTTACAAAATCACCAACACTTACTTTAGTAAGATGACTATAATTTTTATACTCTTCTGTCTTACTTAGCTCCATAAAATCTATTGTTATAAATACCTTTGGACTTGCAGCCTTTTCAGCATATTCTTCAGCCCTTGCTCTAAGGCTTTCTACATCCTTGCACTCCTTAAACTCGACTCTTTTGGTTATAGGATAGGGAAGTAATTTTGCTCTTTCTCCTCCTATTTCTATATATCTTTCTGGCAGCAATAAATTATTTGCTCCTACTGCATATATCCTTGTAGCAAGCTCGCTTGTATCCTCAATAACCTTCATTCCTTTTATGTTTTTGCCGTATTTTATTAAGATGACCTTATCTTCACCAATGGACTCTTTTATCTCTATGTTGAAATTATCTCTAAAAAGTTCTCCACCATAAATTTCAATAAGTCTAAAAATAGCATCTACTGCATTAACCTCTTTAACAGCAAAAGGTGCTATATTTTCTTCCAATGCCTTAAATAAAAATAACCCTTGAAGTTCCGGAGGTATGCTTGCTTCAAGAGCTTCTTTCATATTTGCATTAAGCACCTTTGCTGATTCTATAAAATAAAAAGCAAGATCATAGAATATATGTCTTGCCCATACCTTAACTTTACTTATTTTATCCTGTGTTCTCTCTACTTTATATATTCTAAAAAGCTGTCCATCAGCTTTAATAATATTGAGTTCCTCTAAATACTGTGCTTTTTTAGATACAACTGGATATTCAATATCTAAACTATAATCTCCATTTAACTCTTGATTTATCTCAGCCATAAGGCATTCATCTAAAACAGCAAGTCCATTATTATCAAAGTTTCCTCTAGCTGTCTTCTTATCATATACATAAATCATTATAACCACCGCCAATTTGGAACAATTTCTATTTTAGTAACACTTCCAGTCCACTCAAATTTATTAGAACCTGTTTTTAAGGTTATGAAATCACCATTTACCTTACTATTTAAGTTATCTCCTGTATCATTATAGGAATCTTGCAAAACTGAATCTAATATGATTTTTCCTGTTATATCATTTAAGTTCACAGTAGTTTCGTTAACTTTAAGGCTTATCTTTCCATAACCATATACTGATATTATTGGTTCACTTTTAAGAGTACCTGGATTTATTATTGAAGCTCCATTTTGAATTATAGTAAATATGTTATTCTGTACAGCATATTTAAAAGGCTTGCAGCTAAATATTATTGGAAAAATAGATGTATATTTGAATACTTGTTTAAAATCTATAGCATTAACTACTTGTGCTTTATATTTTTTATCATCTTGAAATGAAAATATTAAATCACTTTCTCCTACTCCAAATAGCCATGCTTTTATGTTATCTAGCTTTTCAGCTATGTTATTACCTTTAATACTGCATTCAACTGCAATTGTTATATCTTCATAAGTTCCTTCATCATATTTTAAATTTGAATCCCTTCCTGGAATATCGATATAAGATACTCTTCTTTTAGGTGATGGCAGAGATGGTCTTTTAGAAATAATAATGCCATAATCACTATAACTATTTTTTCCACCAAAATTGAAACTAAGCATTAAGCACCACCCCTTCCCATTGCTACTCTCTGCCTGTAAAACTCTAGTTCATAAGCAAGCTGTTCTATATCTTTCTCTGTATTATTAATGAAGTTTTCTATATGAAGTGTTAATCCTCCTCCGCTGCCCATTCCTTTCGCCTTTTCTATTGCTTTAGCCATAAGATCATCAAGCCTGTCAATTGGAAGAACAGCTTCAGTTCCGGCTTCTCCGACACCAATTATACTAGGTCTATTAAATATACCTCCCTTTGCATACCAATCAACTCCTAAGTGTGGTACACTTGGAGGCTTTAAGCTGAATTCACCTTTAATACTGAAGTGTGGCAGTTTTATATGTGGAAATTTAATATCCAATCTGTCAAAGAAACCTTTAATTTTATCTATCTGCTCCTTCACAAAATTCACTGCAGCATTGATTGGAGTCATTATTGCAGATTTAATGTTGTTTCTCACACTACCGTGCCGGAATTTTTTCACGATATCATTCCGTTAGAATTTCCAATTGTTACAGAAAAGTTGGAAGCGCTAGCGGAATTTTATTTAAAAAAATGCTGCCTAAATGGCAGC